AACCGTTCAAAATGAAACGGGAGACTATGTTGTAAACCCGTCCGTTACTGTTCGCAATGCGTCTGATAATTCGATTGCGGATATTTTCAGCGATGATGCTGGCGCAGTGCCGATGCTCAATCCGTTCCTAGGAACGGCTGAGGGGTTTGTGGCGTTTTATGCTGCGGCTGGGCGATATATCATCGAAGGCGCGAAGGACGCTGAGACGGCAGAGGATTGGGTTGTCAGTCTGGTGGATAACACGGCGGGCAATATCGTCACCACGTCAGGCGACACCGTTCAGGAATATATTGACGCTACCACGACGCGGATTGACGGGTTGGGCGATGCGGTAATTCATAGCGTTCAAGCCTATGATCCGGCTGTAACACGCGTTGCGGTGGATGTGTCTAGCGGCCTCTATCGGCATGTGCCGTCCATCGCGGTCAAATCCTCAACGCACCTGATCGGGTCGTATGTATTCAACGATAGCTCGGCGTCGGAGAGTGCATCCGGGCAGGACATCGGCATTATCCGTTCGTCGGACAACGGCGCGACGTGGACGGCCAAGGTCAACGAATTAGCGTCGGCCACTTATACCGTGACGCCGATCTTTCAAGGCTCGGAAGGGACTATGCTTGGCGAGGGGTTCGTTGCTTACGACGCGGCGAACGATCAGGAAGTGTTCACGGGCGCGAACCGTTCTGCGGTGAACAATTCCAGCTTTGTGGCGATCCGGTCGGCAACGGCCACGCCTGCCGTGCAGAAATGGACGGCCTATCGCGTTTTGTTCGACACGACTGACGGGTCGGTGTTGATGTCGTCGTCGTCGCTGAGTGGCGCGGCACCTGCTGGGTATAGCCGCCAGATCACGATTGATGGCGTGGCGCATGATGTGATTTCGTGCAAGCCGGTTTTCGGGCGTGACGGGACGCTTGTCCTGCCGTTGGCCTGCATTACCACGTTCGGGGCGTCGCATTACATCACGATCATCAAGCGCAGCCCCGGTGGCGTGTGGAGCCGCTGCGGCACCATTCCGCGCGGTGTGCTGGGCGCTGGCGGTTCATGGGAGCCGACTGTCTGGGAGGCTGATGATCTGACGTGGTATTGCCAACTGCGCAACATCGCCTCGGGATCGCCGACCTATGACAACCATGTGATTTCGTCGTCTCCCGATCTGATCGCGTGGCAGCCGTTCGCCTACATGGATGAGGACATCCACCAGAACAGGGTTCTGAAATACCGGGGTGACAACTGGTACGTTGGAACGGGTGTAACTCACAACTCCAACCGCAATGCCATGTCGCTGCACATCTCGCAGGACGGGCATTCTTGGGTGCACGGGTTCACCTACGGCAACGAAACCGACGGCAATGATTTCGTGCATTACTCGGACATCTGCGAGGTGGGCGGCACGATTTACGCGCTCTACAGTGAGGAAGATAACCAAGCCGTCAGCGCCGCGCCGAATGAAATCCGGTTCGCCCGGTTCACCGCGCCGACTGCCCTGCCGATCATGGGCAGCGCAAAGAAGTTTTACGAACTCGGCAGCGGCACCGTTCCTTCGGTGACGGGCACGGTGCTTACCATCCCGCCGCAGATGACCGGCGCGCTACTGACCACCGGGCAGGATTTTGTGGCATCACTGCGGCTGCGGGTGACAGTCACGCCGAACGCGAACCGCTACCGGATGTTCGATCTTGGCGACGAGCAGAACGGGCGCATTGCTGTCGAATACCGCGACAATGCCGGAACGTGCGAGTTGTGGTGCAACAACGTCCTGATCATGACGGTGGCGTCACCGACCTCGTGGCAGGATATTCAGGTGGCCGTGAGCCGCAAACATGGGCTGATCTCGGTTTTGGGGCAGACGCGCGCAACGCGGCGCTTTGACCGCCTCTATCTGGGCGACTACAGCGCCGGGTCTGCGCAGGCCGGGAATATCGAGTTCGACGCTGCGGGCTGTTTCGTGACGGAATATCCCGAGTTGCCGCGCCAATATCTGCCCGATCTGTTCCCCATTCGCGGATCGGACGTGTTTGGCATTAATCCGGTCGGGAACGCTGATATTGGCGTTGACACGGCTGCGAACGGGATCGGCACTATCCGCTTCCGCGTCGCTGGCAGTACGTCGGCGGCGTTCTACTGGAATGACAGCAACAGCCGCATGTATCATCAAGTTGGTGGCGTGAACGTCGGGTATTGGACGAATGCCGGGCTGATCTCTGACTACCGTATCACCAGCACGGCAGATATGTTGGTTGACGGTGGCGCAACGGCGGATGTGATCATCGATACCGACGCGAACGGGGTTTCGACGTTCAGGCATCGCGTCAACACCACCACCCGCGCGGCTCGGTCGTATAATGACATCACGTCGAAAATGACCGATCAGGTTGGCGGGGTCAGCCTTGTTGAATACACGTCCGCGCTGGTCAAGGCGTTGGTGGCGGCGGAACTGGCACAGACGACGATCAATGGGCCGCTGATCTATGGGCCGGGAACGACGCTGACTATCGCGTCTGGCGTTCTTCCTGCCCCTACTGGCGCTTATCACAAAGTTGATACGGAAGGCGCTGCGGCTACTGACGATCTGACCAATATTCCGGCAGGCACAAACGGGCAACTTCTCTGGCTGCAAACTGTCAATTCTGGCCGCGACGTTGTGGTTAAACATGCGGCGGGCAACATTTTCTGCGGCGCTGATCGGACGCTGAATAACGTTGCAGATGTGATTTGCTTGCGGTGCAATGGCACTGACTGGCACATGGTTAGTTTCGCGGATAACTGATGTCAAAACTTGACGCCGATATTGCGCTGATCTTGCAAACTCAGGAGCCTGCCATTCGGCGGGCTTTTGACGCTGCGATCAAGAATATCCGCGACGGTGTGCAATTAACGCGCATGTATGATGCGCTTAAATCAGGCGATATTGACGCGGCGGTTGATGCGATTGGCATTGACAACGGGGCTTTCTATCAGCTTCGCGCGGCGGTTCTTGACACCTATGCCAAGGCTGGATTGACCACGCTCAATGGCCAGACGTGGATTTATCCAGACGGCACGAAAGCGGTTGTGCGCTGGAACATGGCAAGCCCGCGCGCTGAGGAATTTGCCCGCCAGATCGGCACGGGTCTGATTACCAATATCACGAACGACATGGCCCTAGCGGTGCGGGAAACGATTGCTGACGGCTATGCCTTCGGGCGTAGGTGGAACGACATAGCCCGTGATCTAGTGGGCCGCGTAGGGCCTTCTGGCGGTCGCAGCGGTGGCATTGTTGGGCTGTCTAGGCCGCAAACGCAATGGCTGCGTAATCTGCAAGGCTATCTTGAGGCGGGCGACTATACCAGCGCGCTGAATATGTCGCTGTTGAAAGACAAGCGGCTGCGGGCGATGCTGGAAAAAGCGCGACAGGAAAAGCGACAACTGTCTGTCGCGCAAATTGAGAAAATCCGCCTGAATTACGAGCGCAATGCACTTATGAGCCGTGGCCTGACCATTGCGCGGACTGAGGTGCAGAAAGCCATTGAGGAAGGCAAGTATGAGGCTTGGAAGCAGGGCCTAGAGAAAACGGGCATCCCTGAGCAATTCATCATCAGGGAATGGCGTCATACGGGGCGGGCTGTGATGGACCGGCCATGGCATCAAGCGTATAGCGGCACGAAAGTTAGAGGCTTGCAGGTGCCGTTTGTGTTGCCTAGTGGGGCGGCGTTGATGCATCCACAGGACCAAAGCTGGGGCGCTGGACCCCGCGAATGCATTAACTGTATGTGTCAAGCGCGTTACTCGATTGACCGGAAGGGGTTGAAGGCATGGCGCGGATAAGGGGCGGCAATCTCGGCGTTAGTCGTGGTTTCTCGCAAGCGGTTAACAAATGGACGAAAGCCACGATTGAACGTAGCGAAGAAGCATTTCAGATCGGGACGCTGGATTTCTTTATTGCGCTACGGGATGCAACGCCGATCTTGAGCGGGTATCTGCGCAGTAGCCTGACTGTCGGTAAGAATGGGTCCGTTCCGGCCGGGCCTAATGCAGAGTATGGCAGCGTATATAATGACACTCGCTCGCTTGACGTGATCGGATCGCTAAAACTAGGCGATAAGGCAACATTGGTTTACAACGCGCCCTATGCCATGCGCCAGAATTATGGATTTACGGGCTATGACAGCCTAGGCCGATTTTACTCGCAGGCCGGAAAATTTTGGGTAGAGGCTGTTAGCGCACGTTACGTCAGTATC